GGGTGATGATGTCAAAGGCGAGATTATCCGCAGAGACATTCGGAACTACGCTAAGTCTATTGGCTGGACAGACCAAGAGTTGTCGCAGGTGTACGACCACCGCGCAGTCCTATCCCTTTATCAGGGTATGCAATACGAGAAGTTGATGAAAGGCAAGTCAGTAGCCCAGAAAAAGGTTGCCGAAGCCCCGAAATCACTTCGCCCCGGAACCGGCAGTCAAAAGATTGACAAGGATTCCGAAGCGGTCAAGAAACTGACCAAGCAACTCAAAACATCTGGTCGCCCGCGAGATGCGGCGGCTTTATTCGAACGATTCCTCTAAGGAGATTAAATCATGTCAGTACCCTCAAATACCTACCTGCGGTACACCAGCATTGGTGTCCGCGAAGACTTAGCAAACGTCATTTATGACATCAGCCCCACCGACACGCCAATCATGTCGTCCATCGGCAAGGCACGCGCAACCCAGACTAACCACGAGTGGCAGACCGACGCATTGGCAGCCGCTACGACTGCTAACGCCCTCATCGAAGGTGATGACGCAGCCGCTTCCTCGTTGGCTCCCACGACCCGTGTTGGCAACTTCACGCAAATCGTTGGTAAGACCGTTCAGGTTTCGGGCACGCTTGAGGCAGTAGACAAGGCTGGCCGTAAGTCTGAGAAGGCTTACCAGTTGGCTAAAGCCGCTTCCGAAATCAAGCGCGACATCGAGACAATCATTACGGCTAACCAAGCCAAGACCAACGGTACGGCTACTTCTGGCGCACGTAAGTTAGGTTCGCTCCTTTCTTACATCACCAGCAACGTATCCAAGGGTTCGGCTGGTACAAACCCAACTGGCGACGGCTCGGACATCCGTTCCGACACCACGACCCGTACGTTCCTTGAGTCCATGCTCAAAGACGTAGCACAGCAAATCTTCGAAGACGGCGGCACACCCAAGATGTTGGTTGTTCCTCCCGGACTCAAGGCTACTGTGTCTGGCTTTGCTGGTGTTGCACAGCAGCGTTATGTCACCGGCGCAGAGCCAACGACTATCGTTGCCGCCGCAGGCGCTTACCTCTCGGACTTCGGCCTCATCAGCATCGTTCCTGACCGCTTTATGCGTTCAACCGATGCCCTGATGCTCGACTCCGAGTATGCAGCTCTGGCTTACCTCCGTCCTTTCCAAACGAACGACCTGGCAAAGACCGGCGACTCTGACAAGACTCAGATTCTTGCCGAACTGACCCTTGAGGTTCGTAACGAGAAGGCACACGGCGGTGTATTTGACATCAAAGCAGCGTAACTTGTGATAGAATCGGCGGTGGGGCATTCCCACCGTCGGTTTTATGGGATTAAATATGCGAAAACTGGGCGAAGAAGTAACGATAGAGGGAAAGCGTACTTGGTTTGCGGACGGAGATGGCGGGCTTGTCATCAGGGACGAACAAAACGTCGCACCAATCCTAGAGGCCAACAAGGCCGCTTATAACCAGATAGACGAACGCGCACGCTGGGGTGATGGTGCGCGGGTTGCGGAGATTCCCAATTCGGTCATTGCAGACCTGAATGTGAAGGGAATTATGAGGGGGTTCGCGGTGGTAGACCAGAAACGAATGAAAGCCTTTCTGAACGACCCGGAGAACCGTTTTTTACGGACAAGACCGGGGAGAATTTAGTGGGCAAGGTTCACGACAAGATTAAAGCAAAGCAGCAAAAAACCGAAGGAAAGAAAGTCGCCATTTGTATCCCTTCTCGCGGAGAGATGGAGATAGGAACGGCGTTTGACTTGGCGGTGATGTGCGCCTATGACTCCCGAAACAGGGAAGGGCATCAGGCAATCTACACCGTTTCCGGAACCCTGATATTTGACCAACGAGAGAAGTTGGCAGCAGAAGCCCTGAAAGAGGGCGCGGACTACATTCTGTGGATTGACGCAGACATGAGGTTCCCGAAGAACACGATTGAAGTGTTGTTAAAACACGACAAACCCATCGTTGGGGTAAATGCCACGACACGGACGGCTCCGGTTCGGCCAACCGCCAAGAACCTAGAGATAGACTTTGAGAAAAGCGTCAACCATTGGTTGCCCATCGTGTCTAAAGACAAGACTCACGTAGAAGAAGTAACCGCGATTGGGTGCGGGGTCATGCTAGTAAAGCGAGAAGTATTTGAAAAAACGCCGCGTCCGTGGTTCTGGTTTGAACAAATCCCAGGCGGCAAGCTGTTAGGTGAAGACGTATATTTCTGCGTCAAAGCCAAGGATGCGGGATATAACACTTACGTAGACCACAACCTGTCCAACTCAATTGGGCACGTTGGGTCATATACCTATTCATGGAACGACTACAATGGCCCTAGCGACTTTCAGCGACCTCCAGACGACGGTAGCCAACTACCTCGGACGGAGTGACCTTACCAGCCAGATTCCTGACTTTATCTCCCTAGCGGAGTTGCGCCTATCCCGCGATATTCGTACTCGCAGGATGCTGAAAACAGCCACAACAACAATGGTAGTAGCAGACCCAACAATCGGGCTGCCGACAGACTTTTTATCCATTCGAGACGTATTTATCCAAGGCTTGCCACGTACCGTGGTGTCTTATATTTCTCCGGCTATCTTCTCTAGCAACTCTCGTGCTGACGAGTCTGGGTTGCCTGTGTTCTACACCATGCGCGGCAACGAGATGGAGTTTGCGCCAAAGCCAGATTCCACCTACGTTGTGCAGATGTTGTACTACTCCAAGCCAACGGAGTTGTCGTCCACAAATACTACTAACGAGTTTCTGGCTAACTACCCAGACGCGCTACTCTACGCCTCCCTTTTAGAGGCAGAGCCATACCTTATGAACGACACGCGTACACAAACGTGGTCTAGCCTGTATAACCAAGCAATAACCCGCATCAACACCTCGGATGAGGAGTCTGAGTTTTCTGGTGTTCCCCTAGTTATGACTGTTACAACGAGGTAATAAAATGGCAGAATTTAGCAACTATTTAGAGAACAAGGTTCTTGACCACGTTCTACGCAATACGTCTTACACCTCACCGACTACGGTGTACGTGGGACTCTTTACTAGCGACCCAACGGACGCAGGTTCGGGAACCGAGTGTACTGGCAGCGCCTACGCAAGGCAGACCCTATCCGTTACCACGGCTTCTGGTGGAATCGTTACTTCCTCTGCTGACGTAACCTTCCCACAGGCAACTGGTGCTTGGGGCACGATTACGCACTTAGGGCTATTAGACGCTCTGACAAGCGGAAACTTGCTCATGCACACACCGCTTACAACCTCAAAAAGCATTGATAACGGCGACATTCTCAAGATTTCTAGCGGCAATTTGACTGTAACGCTCGACTAAAATGGATGTTTGCGGCCCGTTTACCCTCGAACAACTAGATTTATTCGGGGGAAACCTAGACACACTAGCGTTCTCGCTTGACGACGCTATCTGGACGCTAAACACAACCTGCGTTCACTACGGAAACGGTGAAGTAAACTCTGTCGCAACAGTCACGGCAGGGGCTTCTAACAGCACCTCCACTCAAGGCGCGATTACATCAGCAGGAACGGTAACGGCTTCTGTTGCAAGAATACAACACGTAGAGGGAGTCATCACTTCTGCGGCAACGGTTGCCGGTGATGCGCTGCGTATCCGTGTTGTTGATGGTGCGATTACGGCGCAGGGCTTGATGTCCGGGTCTCTTTCCCCGACGTTTAGCGGAGAGGGGCTTATCCTCGCCCAAGGCTCAGTTACGGCCCTGGCTGGCTATATTGTGGAAGTGGCGGCGGTTATCTCTAGTGATGCCGAAGTCGTGTGCAACGCATACAAGATGGGTGACGAGTGGGTTCTCGTAGCTGACCAACCAAATACATGGTCAAACATCTCTGTGCAAAGCAACACGTGGACACAACAATCTTCTGGAAGCAATACATGGGTACAAATCGGATAACGTTTGGCGAGTGGCTTCCTGACCAACCAGGGGTGATTGGGGCTTTGACCACGGCCAAGAATTGCTTTCCAAAGGCTGTCGGCTATGGGGCGTTCCCGCAAGAGGTGGATTACTCAGACCCAGCACCGCAAGACCTGACTAACGCTGTGGCGGCAAAAAACTCCGCGGGAAACGTCACTATTTATGCGGCCGGTACGACACGCCTATTTAAGTTAAACACCTCTACCTTTGCGTTCGACGACATCTCGGCCACGACCTATTCTGGGACGACGGGGTGGAAGTTCACGCAGTTTGGGACATCGTTGATTGCGGCTAACGAGTCCAACACGATGCAGTACATTGACATCTTTAGTGGGACAACCTTTGCAGACTTGGCGGCAGATGCTCCAAAGGCAAAGTTTGTGACCGTGGTGCGGGACTTTGTGGTGTCTGGCTTTCAGACCAGCAATAGAAGCCGTGTGCAATGGTCGGGTATAAACAACGAGAAAACGTGGACGACTTCTGCCACAACCCAGGCCGACTTCCAAGACATTCCTGACGGAGGTTCTGTCCAAGGGGTGACGGGTGGCGAGTTTGGGCTAGTTTTGCTTGAGCGCAGTATCGTGCGGATGTCCTACGTTGGAACCCCGCTGATATTCCAGTTCGACAACATTGCTAGAAACCGTGGATGCTACGAGCCGAACTCGGTCATCCAATGGCAAGGGATTACTTACTTCTTGTCTGATGACGGGTTTTACGCCTGTGACGGTACAAATGTAAAGAACATCGGGGCAGAGAAGGTCAATCGGTACTTCTTTAACACCCTGCGGGAAGACGTACTAAGCACCATGAGTGTGGCCGTTGACCCAATCAATAACCTGATTATCTGGGGTTATCCGTCGATTGATATGGATTACCGAGCGATGGTCTTTCATATCCCAACAGGTCGGTGGTCATACGCGGACTCAACGGCTGGGCGTGTAGCGCCTGTCACCACACCATCTCTGACCCTAGAAGATTTGGATAACTTTAGCGCTAGCTTAGACGCTATAACCATCTCGCTAGACAGTCGGACATGGCTAGGCGGCAAACTCCTGCTCTTAGGGGTCAAGGGTTCAAGATTGATTACGTTTACGGGGACTCCAAAGACCGCAACGATAGAGACCGCCGACATTGAAACAAATGGCCGTCAGTCGATGATTACGATGATTAAACCCATTGTGGACAACGGCTCTGGTAGTGCTTCTGTTGCATCGCGCAAGACCTTGGATGAGGCGGTTGTTTTCCCAGCGGTTACGGCTGCAAGCACAGAAAACCGCATAGGCGTACGTTCTTACGGACGTTACCACCGAGTCCAACTCCAGCCTTCTGGGAACAACTGGACAACGGCTATCGGCGTTGATGTAGAGATGCAAGAGGCTGGAACCAGATGACAATGTTTAGGGTTCTGCCTTATCAGGGTGGAACACCACGGGACATCTCCGAGGTGGTCAACAACCTGATGAACGGCAAGTCCAATAACACGGGGACGATTACGCTAAACACGGGCAACGCGACCACGACTACCTTGGTAGACGAGCGCATTTCCGTAGATACAAAAATTGTCCTGATTCCGTTCTCAAACGCGGCAGAAGCGGACTCTGCCCCTTACGGTGCGTTTCAGGACACGACAGACCAGAACGCAACAACGACCTCGAACGAATACATCATCAGTTGTGATACGACTGATTACAGCAACGGGGTGGTTTTAGAGAACACCAACAAGTTCCGTGTGCGTAACTACGGGATTTATAACATTCAATTTAGCATCCAATTTGCCAACGCGGATGTGCAGATTCAAGACGTAGATGTGTGGTTTAAGAAGGGTAGCGGAAGCGGGGCTGCTTCCAACATTGCGGGAAGTAACAGCAAGTTCTCAGTCCCAGAGAGCCACGGCGGTACAGACGGACACCTGATTGCGGCGCTTAACTTTTTCCTAGAGTTACAGGCAGACGATTATATTCAGATTGCTTGGTCGTCAACCGACACGGACTGTGGAATCGAGCATCTAGCGGCGCAGACAAGCCCAACAAGACCGTCAACACCGTCTGTAATCGTTACCGTGAACTACATTGCTCCGGCGGCGTACTCAAACATTTACGTTTCTTCCCAACAGCAGGGACAGGCAACCATAAGCCACTATGCCAACTCTACGGCAGACAAGACTTATGCTTACATTTTGGTTGGATAATCTTTATAATAGGTGACACTATGGCAGTTGACGCTTTCGGCAACGTAGTTCCAGATACCGCACCCGGCATGGGTGCTTTGCCCGCTATCCTCCCGCAGACAGGAGTAGCGGCTGGCTCAAAAATTGACCCTGCTCTTGTTCCTTACCTCACCAAAGGTTTGCAGAGGGCAGAACAACTGTTCTTCGGGGCGCAGCCGCT